GGGTATTAATCTCGCCCTTTATTGGGGGATTAATCATGGTCCTGTAAAAATACTTTGGGTGTCACCAGTCTACTCACAGGCCACTAAGGTCCATAAAGAATTGATGCAAGCAATAGGTGGTAGCGGTATAGTTAAGAATAACAACTATAGCTCTAACGAAATAGAACTCCAAAACGGTTCGATTATTATGTTCCGTTCAGCAGAGCGCTATGATAACATTCGTGGTCTTACACTTGATTATGCTATAATAGATGAGGCAGCCTTTATAAAGGACGATGCTTATGCAGAGGCTATTAAACCTACACTACTTGTACGTGGTAAGAAGATCCTGTTTATCTCTACACCTAAGGGTAAGAATTGGTTTTATAACTTATATCAACTTGGGTTATCAGACGACCATACTAATTACAGGTCTTACGCTGGTTCGAGTTATGATACACCTTTCATTGCAGCCGAAGAAATAGAAGATGCTAAGAGAACAATACCACCTAATGTATTTAAACAAGAATACTTAGCACAGTTTATAGATAGTGGTGGTGAAGTCTTTCAGGATATAGATCGTCATACATTTGAAACATATCCGAGTCCAGTCGGTAAGGTATATTGTGGTATTGACCTTGGTAAACAGGAGGATTATACTGTCGCTACATTCATGGACTCACAAGGTAGAGTAATAGACATCTATAGAAATAATAGACAAGAGTGGAATACGATGACTCAAGAGATGTTAGTCCTAATCCGCAAATACAATGCAACTGTAATGGTCGAAGTTAACTCGATAGGTGATGTAATCTTTGAACAAATCAAAAGGGCTTGGGCAGATACACATCCCTTTGTTACCTCATCAAAGACTAAGAACGAGATTATAGAAGGTCTTATCTTAGACTTTAATAATGCAGTGTGTCAGATACCTTCTAAAGGCTTGTTTCCTGCACTGTATAATGAACTAACAGTATTTACTTATGAATATAACCCAAAGACTCGTAACATTAGATACGGTCATCCTAGTGGTTTACATGACGATACAGTTATCTCATTAGCACTGTGTAATTATAATAGAAAACAAAACAAGTCACTTGGTACGTACGCCGTAATGGGCCGTAGGTAATTCAAATAAATATATTATTATATTTCTAGATAGTATGGCAAAGATTAATGTTAACGATAAGAGTTACTCAATACCTAAAAGGTTAACCACTCAACAGTGGATGGCGGTAATGTCTTATGACTTTGAGGATCCTAAGTTCTATCCACAGATTGTAGCAGCCGTTACAGGTATACCGTTAGGGTTAATAGCTAAAGCACCAAAAGAAGCCTTAGTACTTGCAATCTCCCTGATAGTAGCAAAGCTAAATGAAAGAAAGGAATGTAAGATGAAAGCAAGTGATGATCTATCGTTTGGCGAGTTTGTCGACATGGATATCTGGTTAAACCTTGGTACGAACTTACACTTGGAGGATATGATCAAACTACTCGAAGTAAATACACGTTATGCAGATGAAGCCCTATGGGCAATTGACAAGTTTGCAGAATATCGTATCTTTACTTATAGACAATATAAACTCTTATTTGGTATTAATGATATCGATATAGAAGGTAACGACCACACACACTTAGAAAGATTACATCTTGCTAGAAGTTGGTATAGAGTAATCGTTGGCTTAGCAAAAGACGATGTACTTAAATTAGATGAGGTTACAGAACAACCTCTTAAAAAGATTCTTAACTTTATGGCTCTACAAAAAGAGAGAGCTCTAGAAGAAGAACAAAAAAGATTAGAACAAAAGAGAAAGTATGACTTACAAAGACGTAGTAGATAGTGTAGCCCAAGCGGTTAAAGAACATCGTATCCTTAGAGACTTCGGGTATGGAGCTATCACAGATATTAAAACAGTAGCGACTGATAGCACTAGTCCTCACACAGTAGACTATCCTTACATATACCTTAACCCTACACAGGGAAGTCGTAATGGCCAGACTATAACTTATAGATGGAACCTAATAAGTATGGATGTAGTACAAGAAGATCCAAACAATACTTACTATAACTATCTTAAAGTGCAATCAGAGTGTCAACAATATATTGATGATATACTTGCTTACCTAAGGTTTCGATCACCTCTAAAGAAGTTTGACTTAACTCTTAATGTTCAACTAACACCATTTAAAGAAAGGTTTCAAGACTCTGTTGCAGGTATGACCGCAACACTAGAGATTGAAATACCACAAGCACTTAATAATTGTATTACACCTTATTTCCCAGAAGCTGATTTGGTCTTAGACGTTCTATCTACACAAGAACAAACCTTTACACCAGACACTCAACAAAGTCCTCAGAAGTATCCTAATACAAGAATAGATACTTTAAATGGTATGAGACAGGACGATCCATTTAACTTCTATAGAATCTTAACTCCAAATACTAACACCTGGACATTCAGAGAAACCGGTACCGCTGTTAAAGTGAGTGGTGCAGGTGTACCTTTCATTAATCCTAGAGTAATAACAGTTCTCTATACTAATGGTCGACCACAAGATATTATACAACCTACATTCTCAACATTCCCTACAGAAGCCGAAATAGGAGTACCGTTTGAGTATGAATGCCAATGGAACGGCTTACAACTAGATCCTAGTATAATTAACTTTATTGTAGTTAACGATTTCGACGATCCTGGTGTATCAGAACCAGGTTATACTACATCTATTAACACAAGACTAATCGGATCATACCAACCAATATAATATGAGTTGCAGTAATATAACACAAGGAATAAGTAAAGGTTGTAACAATAACCTAGGAGGTATTAAGAACATCTATATCTCGGAACAAACTATAACAGGTTATGTACTTCAATACACTACAGGTATAGTCGTAAGATTCGATCCATCTAATGCAACATGGTTAACGATAGAAGCAGATCAAGGAACAGGTAACTTTACAGAAACCTACGAGATTAATCAGATGGGTGGTATCATAGCCTTTAAACAATCTGTAACATTTCAAATCAACGACCTTAGTGCTTACAACCAACAAAGAATCCAAGAACTTGCAGAGTCTACTAACTTAGGTTGTGTAGTCGAGATGAACAATGGTAAATTCTTTACAGTAGGTATAGAAAGAGGAGCCTACCTAGAAACTGGCAGCACAGGCTCAGGCACTGCATACGGTGACCTAAGTGGATCAACTATAACTATTACAGGTATGGAACAAATATCATCTCTAGAAGTAAATCCCGTGGCAATTGGCCAAACTAACAATAGTTTCATAAAGTATCAATGGCGTATTAAAACACCATGTCAACAAAACCCAATAGTTCAGTTGAACGATATTAGACTAGGTCCTAGCGCTGAAAATGCTAAATGTGAATGGGATGATATGTCCGCATATTTGTTAGCAGATCCTGAAGGATGTAATCCTCAAACTGACAACGTCGAAACCGCCGGAAACTACATGTATTGGGCGAAGAATGAAACACTAGGAGTAGGAACTCAAGTATACCTTAGTAATGGAAATCCACAATATGAGGGTTGGTTTTGGTATGCCCCAGATGGTCTTATCCGAGCAGTTGGAGTTCCTGGTGCATATACCGGTTTCGAATCCAATCCTAATATGTACATAGGTAAATCAGAAAGCGGAGTAATTACTTACTTTGAATATCAAACAAACGTAACTTGCTAAGATGACATTAAACGAATTTGAACAACAACTAGAAGGTTTTGGCCAATCACTGACGGACATTAGTGCAATCCTATTACAGATTGCAGGTCCTATTGTAGATGATATTAAAAGCGCAGCACCATTCAAAGACGGGTATTTAAAAGATTCTATAAAAGCAAGAGTACAAGGTGACTCAGTTTTTATAGAAATGCTAGACTATGGTATGTTCCAAAACTTTGGTGTTAACGGCAAGGACGAAAACACATTAGCAAACGAAGTACCGTTCGGAGTAAGTCCTAGACCTACATCTGAACCCTTCTATGCATATAAAAAAAGAAAGTTTGGTTTGCCTCCATATAGAGGAGGTTTCTTTGACGTAGACCTAATAACAGAAATAATAGCCGACGGAGTGGCTCAACAATTAACTCAAGAATTTTAATATGGCATCAACAGTTTCATTAACACAATCACCAGGAGACTATAACCTAGCTTATGGCCCTAACCCTGTTACACTAAGTAATTTAACAACAGGAGCTACTAAATTTGTTTTACAAGTTAGAACATTAGGTGGTACCATCCTAGCAGACATTAGACAAACAGCAAACTCACAAGGTAAAGCTATCTTTGATATACAAAACATCTTACAGACTTATGTACATGTATCACCTATTGATACAGAACTATTAGGTTTAGGTAGTGTCTCACCCGCTAACTTACAAAACTCTGAACAAGAAGTAGAACAATACATCTTAAGAATAGGAGATGAAACTAGTGGTGTGGTAGATCTTAGACCACAATCCTATGGTCCTTATAATGTAATAGGTGGAAAGAAACCATGGTATGATTTAACATGGCAAGAAGGCCCTTATCAAGGTGCAATACAAGGTGATGATTCAAATCCACCATGTACTAACATCTATTCAAACGGTCAACCACTGAGTGACTTTACCTCATATATTAGAGGTAGTGAACTAGCCACAATGGGTGTAGCTGCTCCTAGTTCAATTGGTATTAATACTAAGGTACAAATACACGATGTCTTTGCATCTGACTTACATACTGTTAGTTACCTTAATCCTCTTTATACTGGTGGCTTACCTAGTCCACCTGCATCAGCACAAGGTATCGAAGGATTTAGAATTACTACTTATGAAAATGATGGAACAGTAGTAGATGATGTAATTATTCCTAATGTTGTAGCAAACGGTGGTGGTCCTAATATAGACTATGGTGATGGTAACCAACCTCAAAATAATACAGCAGTAATTACAGCAGGTCTTGGTCCACAAAACCTAGTTAACTTCACATATACTGATGGTTTACTTAGTGTTAATTTTACACTAGACCCTGCAGTAGCCTACTATTACGTACAAACCGTAGCATGGACACCAGGAACTTGTTTAGCTACATTTACTGGTTATACTGACGAATCAATTCATTGGGTTCAGATGTACAGAATCTATGGTAGAGGTGCAGTATATAATAATACAGGTTGTTTAGATTATGATAACATACAATTCTCTTGGTTAAACTCGTATGGTTTTAGAGACTATTATACATTTACCAAAAAGAATGTAAGATCAACAAAAAGAAAGGCTAATAACTTCTTAGCTAACACAGTAGATTACAATGGCGCTAACTACGCAACTACGTCTGGTGCTAGAGGTTTTACTACTTACTCACAAGAGATACAAGAAACCTTTACAGCTATGACAAGATATCTATCAGACGAAGAAGCAGATTACTTAGAAGGTCTCTTTAACTCACCAGATGTTAGAGTTAGACTAGGACAATCGGCTCCTGCAGGTTATGAGGCTTTTTTCTTTGGTTGTAATATTACTTCAACAAGCTGGACTGAAAAGTCTTATAGAAAAGATAAACTATTCCAATATGAAATTAAGTTTAAACTAGCTAACAACCTGAAATCACAAAGAGGATAATATGATTCAATTAAAAGTATACGATGATTCAAGGCGACTTGATCAATATTGGTTAGATCTTTACGAGACTCAACCTATCAAACTTAACCTATCTGTAGAAGATATTACAAATGCAGAGGCTAAGTCAGTATTTAGTAGAACACTTAGAGTTCCTGCAACTAGTGCCAATAATGAATTCTTTAAAATGGCATTCTTAGTTGACGGTATTGATTATGATGTTACTGTTAAGAAACCTGCAGAAATCATAGTAGATGGTGCAGAGTTTAGACAAGGACACATTAGATTACAAAGAATCTTTGTTAATGGTTCACAAGATAAGATAGACTATGAGATTATATTCTTAGGTGAAACGAGAGACTTTTCGAGTGCTATTGGAGATGCTACAATGTGTAGTCTTAATATTACAGACTTATCACATACAGTAAGCTTTGATGAGCTTGCTAAAAGCTGGTCAGCATATCCTTCAGAAACAAAGTGGGATCCTATAACTGAAAACTTCATTTCACAAACACCTACATTAACAGATGGTCTTAAGAATGGAGATGTTCTATATCCTCTAATTGACTTTGGTAATACTTATGACGATGCAGGAGCTGTACAAGAAGCCAGAATATCTCTACATGGTTCTAATAACTTTACACAAGGCCCTGAAAATCAAGTACTTAAGTCCTTAGATTTAAATAGGTTTAAACCTATGATTAGAGCTAAAAGACTAGTAGATGAAATATTCTCAAATGCTGGTTATACCTTTACAAGTGTATTCTTTGATAGTGATCAATTTAAACAACTATATGTAAGTGCCTTTGGTAATGAATCGAGAGTAGATCTTGATTTAGATTCTAACTCAAATAATATTATGTTAGCTAATGATACGACTACACAACAAGTAACAGGTAGTGGACTTAATGATATCATAGTTAATGACTCTGTTGCCGATCCTTCAAGTGGTAATACATTTACATCTGATGGTAAGAACTATCAGTATTCAAATACTAGTAGTAAATATGTAGCGCCAGTTACAGGTAGTTACATTTTTCAAGCAGATGCACAATACCTTGGTTGGTTTGATTACTATGATAATCCACAAACAGGTTCACCAATAGATGCTAGACTCTTATTAACTAATTCTATAGGTTCAACAGTATATGCAACTGGTTCATATAATAGTGGTGGTATTAATACACCTGTGCTTCTTACAGTACAAGGTATTATTAGTTTAACAGCAGGTGATCAAGTTCACTTAAAGTTAGAAACTAACGGTCCTATTAGTCAAGCACAAGTTAATCTTTCAAGATTTGAAACTGTCGCTGCACCAGGAGCCTCGTTACCTACTGCAAGTTTAGATTGTGACTATAAGCAAATAGAATTTATAAAAGATCTATTAACTACATTTAGACTTGTAATGAGTCCAGATCCTGCAGATAGTAGAAACTTTATCATTGAGCCATTTGTTGATTACATTGCATCTGGTGATCTGTACGATTGGTCAGATAAACTAATTAGAGATAAAGATTTTATAATAGAACCTCTATTTAACACACAGTCAGATCAAATAGAATTTAAACATAAAGAAGATGGTGACTTTATTAACACATATCACCAACAAGCCTATAAAAATACATTTGGTTATTTACAGTTTGATAGTGGTAATGAGTTGCTAAAAGGTACTCGAAACATAGAGACAAATTGGGCTCCTACTCCTGTTACACAAATAGAAGCAGCTGGTGATACGGCTAGGTTTATTATACCTCAATTAACTACACGATCTATTTCTACTAATAACAATTTAGAGCACCTACCAATTAAACCTAAAACAAGATTCTTATACTATAATGGATTACAAGAAATCTTAACTAATACTAGTCATTGGTATATGGTTGGCATGCCACAGAATGTTAATGGTTTAGACTATTATCCTATGGTTAGTTACTATAATGAATGGCCAATGACAGTTGACTCGGAAGTCCTAAACTGGAATGTAGACATACCCTACTGGGGAGATAATGTAAGTGGATATAATGGTTTAATTACTCAAAGAAGCTTGTACAATACATATTGGTCAGGTTATATTAATTCATTATACGATAAGAATGCTAGAAGAATCACTGCATACTTTACTCTTAACAATGTAGACCTACAAACATTCTCATTTGATGATGTTATTTTTGTAGATGGTACGTATTATAGACCTGAAAAGATTAACGATGCACAAATAGGAGAAACAGGTCCTGTTAAAGTTCAATTAATTAAACTATTAGATTATGTAGCAACACCAGTTAGCGATGCAGCACTTAACTTTACTGCTACTCCTCAAGGTCCTTCATGTTTTAATGGTTCGAATGGACAAATTACTTATGTATTTAGTGCACCTCTACCTCAATTCCCAGTTAGTTGGAGTTCTAGTAGTGGTGATAGCGGTGTATTTAACATTAACCCTGGTCTAATAGATAACATAACACCTGGAACTTACTCAATTACAATAACAGATAATGTTGGTTCAACCTCAACAGATACTATTACAGTGCCACAGTCTAGTGCAAGTGAATTAAGCTCATCAGCAAACATTACAGAACCTTCTGATTGTTATACATCAGATGGAGCAGTAACTATTTCAGGAGTTGGTGGAACTGCACCATACACTATCCTATGGTCTGATGGTAGTACTAGTTTAACAAGAACTGGATTAGCAAGTGCTACATATTCTTATGTACTTACAGATAGTGTAGGTTGTGAAACTAGTTTAACCTCAGTCTTAGTTAGTTGTCAAGTAGTAATTCCTACATCAGATATCTCATACATTAGAGAATATACTGTTGGTGGTGTATGTCAAGGAGAAACACAAGCTGATGATATAGATGTAGTAGTTATTAGAGTTGACTCTGGAAATTCAGAACCTACTGATGGATGGTATTGTTATGATGGAACATGGGCGACCCTACAATCAGTGTATGGAACTGCTCAAAATACATTAGTTCAAATGGATCAAGATAATACATGTGTCAGTGATGGTGGAAATGATTGGTTCTATAGTGCTACTAGCTTAGGCGATGCAATAAGAGAACCGTTTGATGGCTGTTTCTGTCCAAACAACAATGGTTTTGAATTCTTTAACAATACAATCGGTACAACACCTTACATTTTTGTAGCAACAATATAAACTAAAAGATATGATATTAGGAGACCAAGAATTTCAACAAGCATACCAGCCAATCTTTGATTTAGATTGGCATGGTTACGACCTATACTTAGTAGGTAGTTTAACTAACTCAGAATCTAGTAATGATATAGATGCTATCATAGTGGGTCCTTACGATCCACCTAAGGTGTTAGAACTCTTAAAAGGTGTAGAACAATGCGGACCATGGGATATTGCATACAATGGCGAAGTCTACGAACCTTTCACAATGGGAGATCCTGTTAAAAGAATACCATTAGGTAAATCGAAAGATAGGTTTAAACTTAAAGGTAATCCTAGAAAGGATCAACATGGTAGAAGAGGTGTATGGCAAGATGGCATCTATTGGATTCAATGGGAATTACCATGTGCAAAGCGAATCGAAAACCCAGAAAGATATGCTGATGACATTCAGCTAATTCAAAATGGTCAACAATTATATTTCTAAATAGTATGGCAGCAGAAGAAGTTAAAATCACATTTACCATTGATGGTATCGAGAAAGAAGTAAAGTCCGTAGAGGAATTACAGAAGGAGATGAAGAATCTCGGTAAAGAAACCAAGAAGGTAGCTGAAGAGAATTCTATATTAGCGAAAGGTAAGAAAGCCTTTGCTGATATGAAAGCAGGTATTAAAGGAGCAACAGCCGGATTTAAAGGTCTTAAAGGTGCAATTGCAGCTACAGGACTAGGTGCTCTCCTAATTATACTTACTTCGTTATTTAGTTACTTTAAGAATTCAGAAGAAGGAAGTAGAAAGCTAGCCATCGCAATGGAAGCACTAGGAATTATTACCGGTAAGGTAATGGATTTCTTTGCTATGTTAGGTGAGAAAATCATGTGGGCATTCACTTCTCCTAAAGAAGCTCTAATGAGCTTTGCAGATGCCATTAAAGAAAATATAATGAACAGGTTTGAAGGTCTCTTAGAACTCATCCCTGCACTTGGTAGCGCTATAAAAGAGCTGTTTAGTGGTAACTTTAGTGAAGCTGGAAAGATTGCAGCAGATGCAGTAGGTAAAGTAGTGTTAGGAGTAGAAGATATTACAGACAAAGTAGGCGATGCAATAGAAGCCACTGTAGAATTTGGTAAGACCGTAGTAGCTGAAGTTAAAGAAGCAGTTGAAGTTGCAGGTAAATTAGTAGATCAGTTTAGAGGTATTAGAGATGCACAACAAAAACTAATAGTTGATAACGCACTCCTTAACAAAGAGATGGAAACTCAACAAAAGATTGCTGAAGATACCAATAGAACTTACGAAGAAAGAAAAGAAGCCTTAGAAAAAGTAGGTGAAGCACAAGTTAAACTTGCAGAGAATCTTGCTGAACAAGCTCGTTTAGAAGAAGAGAACTTAAGGTTACAAATCTCACAAGAAGGTAACTATGACAAGAGAGAAGAATTAGAAACTTCATTAGCAGAAGCTATCGCTACACGTATTGATGCAGAGACTGCCTTAGAAACCAGAAGACTTGATGCACAAAAGATAACAGCAGAATTAGAGAACGAAGAAATAGCTAGAAAGCAAACTATACGTGATAAGCTAGCTGAAATGGAACTAGAAGATGTAGAGAATGAATTTGCTAAAGCACAAGCAGAATTAGAATTAGCACAGCAAAAAGATTTAGAAGAACTTGATAGACTTAAGGCTACTGAAGAAGAAAAGCAAAAAGTAAGAGAGTTCTATGATGGTAAGTCAAAGAAACTTAACAAAGAAAAAGCTAAGTTTGATGAACTGTTACAAAAACAAGTAACTGAAAATAATTTACAATTAGCAGCAAGTGCATTTAGTGCTATTGCTAACCTTATTGGACAAGATAGTGCAGCAGGTAAAGCAGCCGCAATTTCAGCAGCTACTATTTCTACGTATTTAGGAGCTCAGAAAGCATATACATCTCAAATGACACTAACACCAGACTCACCTATACGTGCTGCCTTAGCTGCAGGTGTAGCTGTTGCAACTGGTTTAGCAAATGTAAAAGCTATTGTAGCTACTAAAACACCAGGTGGTGGTAGTGCAGGTGGTGGATCTACCCCTAGTACACCATCTATACCTACATTCGATCCAACAGAAGCTATCGCAGCAGCAGCTGGAGACACAGATATAGATAATACAGTAGGTCCTGAATCCGTTGCTAGTGGTGGCGGAACTGCAGGAGTTATTAAAGCTTATGTTGTAGCAGAAGATATGACTAGTCAACAAGAAGCAGATGCAAAAATTAATGATTTAGCAAGATTATAATATGAATAAGATAATAGAATTAATGATAGACTGGGAAAACCTTGAGTTTGAAGACTTAGGAGTTGATGTTATGTCTATCGTCGACAGACCAGCTATTGGTGTAAACTTTTTAAAATTTGAAGATGAGTTCCTAAAAGACAATCCATGTCAAAGTGGTTATGTTGCTTATGGAACTAAGAATAAGAATGGTAGAGAAGTACCTAATTGTATTCCAATCGAAAATAATATGGAGTTTGAATCCTATAACGATTATCCAGAAAGTGCAAAGAACAATGCACAAAGAGCCTTAGATTGGGCAGAAGAGAATGGATGGGGTAGTTGTGGAACTGATGTAGGTAAACAAAGAGCAAATCAACTTGCAAAAGGTGAGAATATATCAGAAGATACTATTGCTAGAATGTCAAGTTTTGCTAGGCATAAGAAGAACTCTGATACACCATATTCTGAAGGCTGTGGTAAACTAATGTGGGATGCTTGGGGTGGAACCAGTGGCATCGAATGGGCTCAGAACAAGCTTAAAACTATAAGACAAGAGCAGATAGAACAATTCATATTACAAATGGCCGCTGATAGTGGTGAAACCCTAGATATGGAGAACACGGTATTTATTGATGGTACTAAAACTAACTTTGAAAATGTTGGTGATTATTTAAAAGGTATCGTTGGTTTAGATATTCTTGGTAGACAAGATAAAGATAAAGAACCAGAAACTAAATATAGATATGCTGGTCCAAGTGCACAGAGAAACTTCTGTAAAGCTATGTTACGTATGAATAAGATCTATACAATGGAAGAATTAGATCGCATGAGTCTTTCTATCAATACTGGATTCAGACATGATGGTCAAGCCTACTCAATATTTGATTTTAAAGGAGGCAACTTTTGCAAACATTATTGGGAAGAACTAGAAACATATAAAGAAGGTAGAGAAACTGTAGTTATTAATAAAGGTAGAGTTAGTGGCCAAGGTGGTAGAACTATGAATTCAATGCCAAGAGGTGGAGCTTTCTCTACAGAATTTAGATTCTCTGATGACGATGAGATGATAGTCGTAGGTCCATGTATGATACCTGATCAAATGATCCTAAGAAAAGACGAAAAAGGTAATCCTTTCCATGTATTCTTCGCTAAAGATACCGTAAAGAAAATAGCACAAAAGTTTTTCGAATATAATAAACAGAACAATACTGACATCAATCACGATGACGATATAACACAGAACAATACATTACTTGAATCCTGGATCGTTGAAGATCCTGATATGGATAAGTCTAAGTCTTTAGGTTTTAATGTACCTAGCGGTACTTGGATGGCCTCGTATAAGATTAATGATGTTGGAACGTGGAACAAAATCAAAGAAGGTGACCTCAATGGATTTTCAATCGCTGGTAACTTTATTGAAAAAGCTAGTAAAAAATAATATGAATGATATCAAAGATACAGCTGCAACAGTAACTACAATAGCCGGCGGCGGAATGGCCGTTATGGGTATTAATGAAATACTTACGCTTGCACTGTTAGTCACAGGTATAGCGCTTAATATAATTCGTATTAGAGCTATTAATAAAGACAAAAAAGAGAAGTAAACCACTCTCCCTCTTCCTTCCCTCCTCTCCTCCTTCGTGGCTTTTGTCAATCGAAGCAAGATATATATTTCTAGTTGTCTAGATCAACCTAGATAAGTTAACTTAAAAATACATTTAACCGTATGACAGTAAATGACGCAATTAGTAAGCTTAGAGTAATGCTCGGAGCTGCTACAGAAACTGTGGTTGAAATGGAAACCGAAGAAAAAGTAGAAGAAACAGTAGAGATAAAAGCTGCTGAAGCTACTTTAGTTGATGGAACCGAAGTGTACACTGAAGGTGAATTACAAGATGGAGCAATCCTATTTGTAAGAGCTGGAGAAGGTGCATCAGAAGATCCATTCGCACCAGCCGGAGTTCATGAAACTACAGAAGGTCTATTAATCACTGTAGGTGAAAATGGTGAGATCAGTTCTATTGAAGAACAAGCTCCCGAAGTTGAAGCTTCTGAAAAAGAAAAAGAAGAAGTAGAAATGGAAGAAGAGATTGTTAAAGAAGAAGAAGTGAAAAAAGAATTCGACGCTGAAGAATTATTAGAAGGCGTAGCTAATCTTTTACAACCATACACTGAAGAGATTAAGGAACTTAAAGAAGAACTATCAGTTCTTACTTCAAGATTTAATGACGTAGCTGACGAACCAGCTGCAAAAAAGGTCCGCAACACCTTCTCCCAAGATGCAGAAACCCAAAAATCCTTAACTGAAAGAAGATTAGAAAATCTAATTTCAATCAGAAAAGGTAAATAAAAATTTAAAAATACAATTTAATTATTATGGCATTTGATTTAACAGCCTTAACGGCTTACACAGATGAGAATTCTTTAGACTTAATTGCTAAAGCAGTTCTGAATACTGACCTAATGGGAGAGATCGATTTAAGATCAGGACTTTCAGCTGGAACAGTAGCAATCAACCTTATGGATGGTGACTTAAACGTTGCTGATTTAGCCTGCGGTTGGAACCCAAGTGGTGACGTAAATTTCACCCAAACTGATATCGTTATCAGAGATAAACAAGTAAAACAAGATTTATGTCCCGACCAACTTCGCGATTACTGGCTTTCTCAGAGAATGTCGGCAGGTGCAAACCAAGAATCTGTACCTTTCGAAGAAGTAATCGCTGATTACTACGTAAAGAGAATTTCTAAGTACAATGAATCTTTCTTAATTAGCGGTGACGGTACTGCTACAGGTATTAAAGATCAAGTAACTGGAGCTAATGGTGCTACTGTATCTGCTAACCCAGCTGCATTCACACTAGCAAACGCAGTAGATCAAGCATTAAACATTTTTGATGCAGTAAATGAAGCTTCTAAAGATCGTGAAGATTTAATCATGATTATGTCGCCCGCGGCGTTTAACACTCTAAGAAGATCACTCGTAGCGCAAAATTACTACCATTACGATCAAGGAGACGGAAGATCTTTTGAACTTCCAGGTGCTAACGTAAAAGTAGTAAAGACTAGTGGACTTACAGGGAGCGATTATGTGGCTTGTGGGCCGGCGTCTATGATAGTTGCTGGAACAGGATTAACTGATGACTCTTCAACAATTGACTTTTTCTACGATAAAGGACAACAAATTGTGAAAATGATCAGCAAGTGGAGGCTCGGAGTCGCAGTCTCTCAGGTAGATCAATTTGGAACAAACGGATTAGCATAATCCAATAGGGACTCCTTATGGAGTCCCTTTAATAACTTAAAAAAAGAATCTATACACTATGGCATGTTCAAATTTAACAGCAGGTTTTACATTAGATTGTAACGACTCTAACGGAGGTATCGACAAGATCTTTATCTCTAACGGACCAGTTGACTCTATAACTGAAACTAATGGAACTATCACTGCGATTACAGTTGCAGGATCAGCTCTTACACCATCAGATTTCTTTGATTTTGAAGTTCCAAGACAGACTAGTTCGTTCACAGAAACTATTAACGTTTCACAAGAGAATGGTACCGTATATTACGACCAAGCTCTTACCATGATTTTCAATAAAATGGAAGCTACAAAAAGAGACCAAATCTTATTAATGGCGCAAGCTACTGATATGGTTGTGGTTTTTAAAGACAACAACGCAAAATATTTTAGTGTTGGTGTTGAAAGAGGAGCTTTCATGACAGCAGGATCTAGTACATCCGGAAGTTTATATGGAGATAGAAATGGCTATGAACTGACAATATCTGGAATGGAAGAGAAACCTTCATTCGAAGTTACTGGTAGTATTGTGGAGGCATAATCCTCACACATAATCTATAAGAGAAAGGCTAGTAGAAATACTGGCCTTTTTTCATTATTACAACTCAGGCTGTTTTTATATTTCTAGATAGAAACATTACAATATTATATGACTTCAGTAATTAACGGAACACAAGTAGTATTCTATACTAATCAACCTGGTTTAATCGATGGTAATAATCCATTAGTGATTAAATCACAATATTCACAAAAAGCCGTGTTAACTATTCAACCAAGCAATTGGGCATTCGGTACAGTTAATGCAAGGTATGAGCAAATTATTGCAACTATTCCTGCTACATTTATGAATGAGCACCAGAATGGTTATTATACATGGACAATAGGTAACTATAGTGACATAGTTAAGATCATTACAACACCTGGAGGTGGCCTTGGCGAAGTAGAATATATAAGTAATAACGAAAATAGAGAGGCAGATGTATACTTCCGCCCTAATTATTAATAAAGAATATGAGAAACACAAATCCAGAAGGCCTGTACAGTATTAAAGGTTCTAACTTTGAAGCTCTTAACTTACCAGTTATTAAAGAACAAAGAGGAAAAGACTATATCAAGTTTGGTATGGATAACTTATTTCCACAAGAACTAATTGAATTATATAATAACTCTGCTATTCACCATACATGTGTTGACGCTATCGTTGATGGTATGATAGGTGAAGGTATCGTTAATTATGGAGACGAATACATTAACGCAGAAGGAGAAACGATAGATGAAATATTTAAAAAGATATCTTTAGATTATGAATTATTTGGTGGTTATTCTATCAATGTAATTTTTAACAAAGAAGGCAACAGAATTGCAGAACTTTATCATCTTCCTTTTTCTAATGTGAGAAGCGGTAAACCTGATGAAGAAGATAAGATTACTAGTTATTATTATTCTAGTGACTGGTCTCAAATTAGAAAGAACAAACCAGTAGAGTATAGAGCATTTGATCCTACAGATAATAAGAAGGACAATGCATCACAAATTTATTACTGTAAAGACTATGAACCAGGTCAAGAGGTATATCCTTTACCTAGCTACGTTGGTGCGTTAAACGACTGCCAACTCGATGCAAGAGTTTCAAGGTTTCATAATGCAAACATATCGAACGGTCTTGCACCTTCAATGTTTGTTCAATTCAGAAACGGTATACCAAGTCCTGAAGAAAGAAGAGATATCTATAATGAGATAGAAGATACATTTACTGGTGAAGAAAATGCTGGTAGATTCTTTTTAGCTTTCTCTGAACCAGGAAAAGAACTAGAAGTTACTCCTATTGAGAATGCTAATGATGATTACTATATTACTTTAGAACAAAGAATAACAAGTAGAATCTTAACAGCACACAGAATCACCTCTCCTTTACTTCTAGGGATTAAAGACGGTGCAGGTTTTAGTTCTAATAGCGAAGAAATAATAACTTCTTACAGTCACTTTATGAACACTGTTGTTAGACCTAAACAAAAGAAAGTCCTATCTACATACGGTTACCTCTTAAAATTATTTGGTTTAAATGTTAAATTAGAAATTGAACCGGTACCGATGTTAATAGGAACTGAAGCTGATGATCCAGCTTTAGAAGAAAACATTACAAATATAGCATCAGAATAATATGAGCCAAACCGCCCTTTTAGTTTCAGAACAACGATTCAAGCAATGGACACAACTTGATGATAATGTAAGAATGAATGAGATTACTCCTTTTATCTTACAAGCACAAGATATCTATATGCAAGATACATTAGGAACTAAGTTTTACACAAGACTTAAAAATGGAATTATAGCTAACGACCTTACAGCAGATGAACAACTCTTGTTAAGGGAATATATTGCTCCTACACTAATGAACTATGCATTGTATATGATGATGCCTTCACTTAAATATAAGTTTGTAAATCAAGGAATTGTTAGTGGTACATCAGAAGGCACTACGCCTACAACGTTAGATGAATTACAGTATTTAAGACAAACAACCTTAGATACTGCTGAGTTTTATAATAAGAGACTCTTAAAATACTTTTACGATAACCCAACTATGTTCGTTGACTATCAAAGTCCAGGAACAGATGGTATGATGCCTAACAAGGATAATCCATATTTTAGTGGATTAGTTGTACCTAATAACAAATTAAACTATTATGAAGAAAGATACGGTGACTGCTCGGATTGTGGACCTTCCACAACAATCCAAGGCAACCCATAAGAATGTCAAGAAACTTAAGGTATTCTTAAGTAAAAAAGACAACTCTAAATAAAATTATATTTCAATATAGATGAGTATAACAAATTCAGTAAAATCCTACGTAGAGTGCGCAAGTAATCCTACAATTACAGAGCCAGTAAATGGTGGTTGGTTAAGTGCGTATGCTATTCAGCTTGGACAAACAGAACCAGTTAATGGTTCTTGGTTACAAGCAGTATGTCTAGGCTTAGGTATTACAGCTCCAGTAAATGGAAGTTGGGTAATAGCCTTAGCAAATTATTATGGTGTAACACAACCTTTAAATGGTACATGGTGGTATGCTATACAAGACGATGTATGTAGTGGTGGACCTCCAACTCCTCCTCCTTTCGTATGGGACTTAGATACAAGAACTTGGGAAACAGAATCCAGAGTATGGGATGTCGGTTAACCGAAATTAAAAATTAAAATTAGAATATATGGCAACTTTAACAGGAAATGCAATTAACACGAGTTACTCTGGTCTCTTAAAAACCACAGACAACGGTGCTCTTACGGCAACCGAAAAAGCCCTAACAGATGGTCTAGGAAATAATTCTACATTATCTGTAGGAACAGCTTCAGCAAGTTTTACAGGAACACTAGATCTTTCTGGTGCAACGGTAACAGGTTTACCAGGTGGTTCTGCTGGACTAGTAAATGGAACGGGAACTGACTCACTACAATCAGCGGCAAGTTTAACAACTGTAGCAGCAAATGCTGCAGGAAATGATTCGATTGCACTTGGGGCTGCGGCCTCGGCTACGAGAGCAGACTCTATAGCCATAGGGAATTCCGCGGCGTCCAACGGTGGTGGAGGAGATGGAAGTATTGCCATAGGCGCTGGAAGTTCCGCGTCGGCGAACAAAAGTATAGCCATAGGGATTAATGGAACTACTAGTTCTAGTGAAGGTATTGTTATTGGTGATAATGTAGACTCAGCTGCTTCAGATAGAGCTATAGCAATTGGTAATGCAATTAACATTTCAAATGCTGCAGATTCAATTACACTTGGAACACAAGCAGATACTTCAGGAGATTCCGGAATCTGCATAGGCCGAGATGCTTCCGCAACCGCAATACAAGCAGTAGCACTTGGACGAGACGTTACAGCCGCTAAAGCATATACTACTTCAGTTAAAGCGTTAGAAACTCAAACAGATTCAACACCAACAGCCGGTGGTATTATTATGTCAGATGCTGGTGGAACGGATAGAAGAATTAATATTGATGCTGGTGGTAATTTACAAATAGATTCTACAGTAGTAGGTGGTGGTGACTTTGAAAGTCCATTATCTCCTGCTAGAAAATTCTCAACTACTACAAATAACAAATGGAACTTTGCAATGCCACAAGATGGTAACAACTATGATGGTGGTGGATTAGACTCTCTAATTGATGTTAGTAATTCAAGAAGATTCTTTACTCAAATATATTCAGATACAGTTACTGACTTTGCAATCTTAGTTGGTGATGGTTTTACTGGTAGTTTTAGAGTTGAATTATTTGATGTATGGCCATCTACTGGAATGCCAAAGAGTGTTGTAGCAACTACAACTAACTTAGCAGCAGGTGCTAGTGGTGCAGGATTAACTTGGTATACAGGTGGATTCTCAAGTACACAAACCTTAAACTATGAACAATACTATATAGCAATTACAGGTATTAATGCAAATGCAGATATTTTCTCTGCAGTTGGTGCTGGTGGTTATATTAATAGATTAGTAGAAATCAACCCAGCAGCTCACCCTTCTAGTACTGGTGATGCAATTGACTATGTTGGTGGTGGTATGAATACTACAGGTGCTGCTCCATTTGCAGAAGGCTTTAACTTTGGTTTTAGAATTGATACATTCCAAACTATATTGTTTAAGCAATAATGAAACTAACCACATC